AGGGGTCCCAGCAGCTAGCCTTTTTCCACAACTGCTCTGTTGTGTATTTCATTCTTGCTCTCTGTCTTGTGTTTTTCACTATCGTTTCTGTCTTGTCGTTGTATATCTTCTTTGTTGTCTTCTGTTTTACCTGCTTTGTTTTCGTTGTCAATCCGGCGTGTCGTTTTGTGTTATATTTTAAGCGCGTAGTTTTCTCATTGTTTTTTGCATCTCTCGGTGTGTCGTTTTTGTGGTGTGGTATGATGTGAGTATCTGCCGATAGGGAAGGAAATAAAATGATTAATTTTAACGCTTATGTTATCGAACTTGAAGAGGATACTCGGTACAAGGTTTGCATTGAAGGCGTGTTTAAAACTACCGTTCGAGATAATGGTTATTTTGATGATACCGTTATTACGTTCGAGTCCGCACTTGCAACGGTTGTCGAGCTTTTGTTGAGTAACGATTATGATTACGTTGAAACCAAGCGGTGTTTGTCTAAGAAAGGTCGCCCGTGCCGCAAGTATGTTATCTCCGTTGATAACGGCGACTGATATATGAAGAAAAGCCCCTAGGCAATAATCTAGGGGCTTTCTCATGTCGCGTTACTGTTAATCTGTCACGGTGATTTTTAGACTGTCCAGCTTTGCTTTTACCGCGTCCTGCACGGTCTTGGCAATGGTGTCAGGATTGGCACCTATCGACTCGGATAGTGCTTTGACTGCTGCGGCGAGTGCGGTGATTTGCGCGTCCATGATGTGTGTGTGGGCGTCGATATATCCGATTCTGTCTCCGAGTTTTGCGGTGTTTCCGTTGTATTTCACGGGTTGTTCGGTGAGCAGATTGCCCATGTTGGATGCATGGGTTTTGTCGTTCCATGTGCTTAGGCGGTGAATTTCTTTGTTTGCACTGTTTGCTGCTGCGTCGGTTCCTTGCACGCGGTCGCGCATCTTGACGCCGTTTTGGTTGAAGTTCCATACTGCTTCGGCTATTTCGTTTGCGGTTGGCATGTCGTCTTCTCCTAATTCTGGTATATTTTGATTTTCTATGTCGCCGCTCCATCCGAGCGGTACGTATCCGTATTGGCGTATCCATTTGGATATGCTGTCTTCGTGAGGATGCCCAACGCTGCTATCGGTGGTGTACATCGTGTCACCATTGAGATGCAATGCGATGTGTCCGTATGGGTTGCCGGGCTGTGAGAAATAGACGGGCGCGCCATATGGTGCGGATGCTAGGTTGCTTGTTGGGTGCGGTTCGCTGCATCCGTTCCATGCGGCTATTGCACTGGCGTATCGCGGTTTCGCGCCGTAGGCGTCTTGGACATGCGCTAGGCAGTATCCGTTATAGCCTGTATTGAGCGCTGACTGCGCGTAGTTAACGGCTTGTGTTGGTGTTCGTATTGCCATTGTCTTCTTCCTTATCGTTGTAATCGGTAAAAATTTTCATGAACTTTGCGTCTCTTAGTTCGGGGTTGATTTTGCCGATGTTCTCGATGATACTTGACAACTCGATTAGTACGATGCCCACGGTAACGAGCGGTGTTAACGTGGTATTGAAGCCGATGTCTATGTGCTCCATTTCAAAGTCGATGAACCATGCGATAAAGAACACGCAACAATAAGCGAATTTATATCCTAAACCTTTCCGCATTTTCGTACTGGAAAGTTTGCCGTGCATTACGGCGTTGATGATTCCGGTGATGTAATCCAGTCCGACGAATACTAGTACAGCTAGAATTTCATAAAATAAGGCTTCCGTCATTGTCTCCTCATTTCCTTATACTTGATTGTTGTAATAAGCCGCCAAGTATCATGCTAAATTCCGCTTTGATTTGCGGGGTTTCGAACCGTAACCTACCGACGCGATAGGCGTTTAATATTTTCTGGGTCATGTCGTCTGAACGTTTGAGCATCATGCAATTATTATCGACCAGTCTATAATCAAACGTAAAATCCCTTGTGATTTTAGGCTGCTTTTTTGTGATAACATACAAGACTTCATCGGTATCACTTAATTGCTGATAGACGTTGAAAATACCGTATTCAGTGGTTCTTAACGTGAACGCATAACCCGCGTTATTAAAATCACTAATGAGAGCATTGGCGTTATCCCTAAAATCGTTATTGATTGCATAATTCGCATAATTTTCATCATACCTGCGTAAAAACTGCCCGAATTTAGATGTGGCAACCTTGGCACTAAACCCGCCATAATCAGCCAATTCCACCATGATAAACCCGTCACAATATCGCTGATATTGCACGCGATTATCCAACTGCGGCTTTAAGTTGATGTTGAACGCTGAAAAATACGGATTAGCGAGGGTCACGGCGTTGCTGCACATGATAACGCGAACCCTATCATTCCAACGATCTACCGTGTTGTAAAATTCTTCAAGCGCCGTGACCTCTCCGCCAAGGTATCGCATGTTATCGGGAAATATTTCGTCGAAGATAATGGTTCGTACTTTGGGGTAAGCGACTGATTTCACTTGTCCGGCCTGTGATAGGGCGATAAAATACCCCATGATGTGCCATGTCGGGCGTCTCTTGCCATGCTTGTCGGTGGTAGAGTCCCTGTCATCCAGCCAGTGGCATTCGGCCTGATTTCCCGACACTCTGAACTCCAATTCTGGATATTGTTCTGCGATGTCTGCAAACCAAGTTCCCTTATTTTTCTGTTCTTCTGCCGTCCGGCGTAGATAGATGAATTGCCAGCGTTTTTTAATCCAGTCGCCGATTACCAGTTTTTTGGCACCATAGGTTTTACCGAGGCCGCGTGCTCCGATAACGAACATCCAAGGCGCGTGGTATGATAGCACACGCCCGTAATCGTAATAATCACCCTCGCTTAACAGCTTCTCCACAATATCCATTATACCATACAACAGCGACAACCGGTAGATATCTACCGGTTTACCGTTGTACTAGTTGGTGACGTACCGGCGTATTTCCCACCTGCTCGCCATATTCATCTCACCCGACGCGGTGAACAGATTCGGCCCGTTTCCCGGTCCACCGTGGGATAATGTCTCATCCTTGCCGTCCGCCGTAAACATTTCCACATGGTCCCATGCCTGCGTATAGGCACCCCAGTCCAGCAACAGCAAGTCGGCGGCGTGAGCCTTGGCGATAGCATCCGACACCGATGTGTCGGAGCTGCCGCAGACGCGGGTTCCCTTGCTTGCCATCTGGCCTGTCCATGTGCCCACGTTGATGCCCAGCACGTCCTGATACGCTCGCCAGCATACACTGGAGCAATCGCCGTACCCGCTTGAATCGGGGTCTAATCGCCCCGCGCCCTGCGAGTATGCGTATTTGCCGATGCGTGACCGCAGCCATTCCACGACACGTGCCGCGTCCTCGCTGCTGCTGCCGGAACTGGAACCGCCGCCAGTCTGGCCGCCGTCCGGCTTGGTTGATTCGGAAGTCTTGTATACCCATGTCTGTGCGATGCTTTTTACGAAAATGGCGGTACTGTCCCCGCTGTGGTAGATAAGGTTATCGCCCTGCAATTGTATCCACGCGGTACTCGTGGGTTTCCCGTCGATGCCGGGCTGATCGCCTCCCGGCGTGTCGGACGGTTCGGAGGTCTGACCAAAATCAGGCGGCGCGGACGTGCCATCCCACGATTTCAGTAGATTATACGCGGTCGTATACCGATTACGGTACTGGCCTAGCACGCCGTCCGCCAAAATCGTGGTGTAAATCAATTCCAGCGTGGCAGTTGCCGAGCATGATGCAAGCACACGCTGCGCCTGCGCGGGTGATTGATGATACGCGCACGCCCACATGATACGCTCTTTCACATTCCTATCAGGAAAGCCGAAATTGGTCATAGTGGACTGATATCCGTCCCAATCCGCCTCCCATTGCGCCTCCTGAAATGCATGGTTCTCGTCCCGCTGCGCCCACGTTTTCCACGCATTACCCTCGGTGGCGGATAGGTAGCGTGCCGTCCAGTTGATGTCATTCGCCTGCACCTGCTGCGCCAGTGTGGGAGCCGCCGAGGCGAACGTGTTCCACCCGTCCGGGTCGGCGGTGCGCCCTCGTTCCAAGAGATTGCGGGCGCGACTGCCATACCATTGCATCATGCCCACAGTGATGGCGTCAACGTAGTTGCACGCGCCCCAATCGCAATTGCTTTCAACCGTGCCGATAATATACATCGCGTATAGTGCTGTATTATCCATGATAATAGTATACCCCACGGCCGGAACCGTGGGGTACATGTTACGGGCTATGCCTCATAAAAGTAATAGCCATGCCACCATTATAGCAGCATGGCTATCGATTGAAATAGTCCGTCAGCTCTCGTAGAGATAACCGTCAGAGGGGCGTACCCTGATTTTCCAAACGCTCTTAAAATTGCGGGCAAGGCGGACAAACAAACGGTATTTATCGGTATTCGGCAACGTGACGCCCTTATTATTTCCTGTGGTCACATCACCTGATTGTCCATTGGAGTATGCCCAAATGATTCGGGCATGGTCACGGTCAAGCACGAAACTTGCATGAACTCCCACCGCCTTGTCATTTGGTACAGAAGGGGTTACGACGGGAGTATTGTCGAAAGCCACCGTTTCCACATTATCCTGATAGAAGCCGCCGAACGTCGCGCCATTACGTCGAACACCTGCAATGATACCGGTCTGCCCAGCTGTTTTCACGTCGTTGAATTGGCCGATAGGAGTGGATTCTTTGACGGCAATTACCGCAATGTTCTTCGTGTCGCCGTTTTCGCCAATCTGCACTCTGGACTCGAATCCCTCAAGATCGATACTGACCGGTAGGGATACCGTACCGCATTCAACCATTTCCACAAGCATCTGACTGTCAGCATCACCCAACTGGAAAAGTCCGTCCGGTGCAAGATACGAGCTTTTCGCTCTAACCTCTTCCGATATTTCCCGTGATACCGTGCCGCCTTGTGGAGTATAGTTCGGACGCATGAAAACGTTCTGTCCCGTGCTGAATGGCGTGAAGTTGCGCTCCAATTGCCCACTAGCGTAATCTGGCCAATTGGAGGTAATGCCATCAACTCCAAGCGCGGTGACTCGCTCATATGCCACGGGGTCATTAATAAGCCACGGATTAATCTTGACGCCAGCCGAGTGCGCGGCGCTAACCATTGAAGAGGTGAGTTCGTCCTCGCGTGGATTGCCGCAGAAAATACCGGCATTCTTCATATCAGTCCAAGAATGTGGCATGGCGCCAACGTCCCACGTCCACGAAACGTATTTTACGCCCCCTTGCACGGCGCGGACACACTGTTCCCAACTAAATGATGTCAATTCGTGGATTGCGGTGGCGCTATACTTTCGCAGTAGTTCCAGCATTGCGTCCGTAGTTTCGTTGGTCAATGACTTGATCTCAAAATCGACGGGACTATCGCCCACAGCCTGGAGCACCTGTTCCATGCTCACCGGCCTGCCGGTATTGCCACCATGCACTTTCGCCTTAACCTCACGACTCATAAAGTCCTTGTAGGTGATGGAGGACACGTTAGCAGCCGTCCCCGTCATAGTGCGAGCGGTGGAAGTGTCATGAAGAATGACTGGCACGCCGTCCGACGTAAGTTGCACGTCGATTTCAGGGACATACCCATGCCGCACTGCCCACATAATTCCTTCCATCGTGTTTTCTGGAAAGCGGTAGGAGCCGCGGTGCGCATGGATAATAAAGTGAGAGTCAAGCTTGCTATCCACACGTGCGGCCGTAAGTTCTTCAACTCGGGTGGCGGCATTATCCCACTTGCTCTTATTCGCCGCGGCGGTGGCGGTGGTGTTGCTGCCGAGTGCGGTCAGCGCCTGAGTGTTGCCGTTGGCTGTGTCCACCGCTTTATCCCACTTGGTTTTTGTGGCGGCTGCATTGACGGTAGAGTCCGCTCCGAGCGCGGAGAGAATCGCGGTATTGGAATCGGCTTTATTTGCTGCGGCTGTTGCGGCGGCGGTTGCGGCCGCGGCGTCATTTGCTGCGGCTGTTGCGGCGGCGGTTGCGGCCGCGGCGTCCGAGATCGATTTATCCCACTTGGTCTTCGCGGCGGTGGCGCTGTCAACCGTGTTGTCTCCAAGCAGCGCTTTGACCACTTCTTCGTCATGCGTTTCACGCGCTTCCACGCCTTCGATGCGATTAAGGTGCGTTTCCAAAGTCGTATCAATGGTGCGCATGCTGCCATTGTAGCCGTCCCGTAAATCCGCAGGGTCATTGTCGCCATAGAGGCTTAGTCCGTAATTATCGGTTTTACTGTACACGGTAGCCATTATTTAATCCCTTTCTCGAATTTGGGTTTGCAGCTGGTTCAAGATCTGGTCTATCATGCGCATGGCGCGATTGTACCCGTCGCGCATGTCCATTGGTGTCGCGTCATTGTAAAGCGGTAGTCCAAAATGTCCCGTCACATCGTACGCGGCGGAGTCCACTGGCGTGGTCTGCTGTCTGTCTGCCATGTCCATCACTCTCCCGAAGCAGTGGTAGAAACGAACGGCAGGCCCTCCGCAGTGACCTTAGTGTCGTTGAGGTTTTTGACGGTATACTGTCCGCCTCCGGTTGCTGGAACGCGGTTGAGTAAGTGATTAAGCGCGGTACCGAGTGCACTGGCGTTCGCGGCGCTCAGTCCGAGAGCGGTGGCGAATGCCCCCAAACCTTCCGGTAAAGATTCTGGCGTAGGAATGGCGTCAATCCTATCCGACTGCGTTTTCAGAGTCGTATCGAGAATGTCCATCGAACGGTTGTAAGAGCCTTCGAGATTCGGCGCGTCAGTCGCGCTGTATTTCTCCAAATTGTAGTTCGGCGTTTTTTGTACCATTTGTCTCTCCTTATATTACTGGGCTGTTTTCATAAAATTGTTGACCACGACGCCATTGGCGAGATTTTCGACTGACAGCGGATTGACGGGTTCGCCGTCATCCACATGGACGTCGCGCGGCGTCACGCGCGGTTCGTCATTGTGAAAAATGGTTTTGTTGCCGAGTACGGCAAATTCGAGACACGTGTGCGCGGCGGCCATTGGGACGGATAGTTGTGCCATTTGGTTGACGCGTGCGCCGAATACGGCCAGTTCGCGATACACATTACGCATTGCGTCAACGCTATCAACGTACCGTCCTTGCGTTACGTCATAAATATCATTGGTGATTTCGAGCTTGCCGAGCTTGCTTATAATATCCTCAAGCTGCACATCGACCGACGCAAGGTGTTCGTTGATTTCGGAGATTTCCGCATCTGTCTTGTCGGATTCGGACTTCACCCATTCTTTCACCTTATCCACATATGTCTGCAAAGCGTCAAGATTATGGCGCAAGCATTCGATCAACTGCAAAGTTGTCAGCCCGTCCCGATAAGTGAACGGAACAGACGTCGGCACCCCGTCGAACAAGCGTTGCCGTGGAATCAGTGCATTAATATCACTCATGATCACTCCCATTCTCCATAGTTATGGCAGTTACTGAATATTGTATCATACGAACCCCATACCTGCATGAAACACGGTTCAAGGCTCCGTACAATTTCCATATCCACGTTGATGATGGCGTTCCGGTATTCCTGAATCAGACTCATGGCGCTCTGGCTGCGCCCGGTCACATGACTCTTGCCCTTGGCATTGCTTGAATCATGTTGATAGTCGGTTGCGCTTTGCGCCGTGGTGTGGCTGGTTGAATCCTGCGAACTGGACGCGGTGCCGGAGCTGTCCGCCTGCGATTCGTTCGCATGGGAGGCGTAGCGGGCGAAGTCGCCTACAACACCGGTTTGCGGCACGTCGCTATCGAAGCTTTTGGACGTGGTGGTGCTGGAATTGTCTGACTTGGACGTGCTAGAGCTGGTCGAGTCCTGCGTACTGGACGCTTTGCCGGACGACTGGGATTCGCTGCCGCTCTCGCTGTCCGTCGTCATGTCCATTGATTCCAACGGATTGTATTCCATGTCCAGCGTCCTATAGCGCTCATTGAAATAGGGCATGATTTCCGCCATCGTCGTTCCCAAGTAGAAGACGAATTGCTGCGCGGTTTCCTGCCCAATTTCCCTTAATGCGTAATGGCGAACGATTTTCTCGTTTAATTCCGCACGATGTTCTTCTCGGTAAATCGGATAGTAGTCGGCGGACAGATGTAGCTTGTCGGCCGTGTCGTATCCGAATGCGATGAGATTGCCGAGAGTTTCAGTGAACTCGCCGGGAGTCTCCATAGCATAGGCGGTAAAATCCTGTGTCATTATAATACCCCTCCGATACCCGCGTCATACGAGGCGGGCATATCGATATCCGTCGTACCGCTTGCGCTTGAATCAAGCGCGTTGGGCACGCCGGAGCTTTGCGCGTCCGCATACTCTACCCAGATATCAAGCTGCGGCCACAATCGGTTAATCTCGGTTGCCGCAGTCTGCCGCGCCTTGAGGAAACTCAAGCGGAACACGTCTACTTTCTCATTGGCTTGCGCCACTTCGTCCGAAATAAGCCGTTCCTTTTTTTCCGTGCCGGACGATTGAATGCCGAGATATCCCAGCACCTCATTAGTCACCTGCGCTTTTTGCTGGACGAACTTGTCCAACAAATAAGGCGTGGTGTTCGGCCACGGCTGGAACATACTACCGGGGTCGAGTGAATCGTATCCGATAATATAGTCCTGACCGTCCTGCCGTTGCTGAAGCATGTTTTGCACGGTGAGTTTTGTGCGGGGGTCGGCGGTGATGATGGTCGGCAGCTTCAGACTCTCCAAGTTCACGTCATACGCCTTATCGATATCGGCAAGGCGTCGCGCGTACTGCCATAATGTCGGTTTGAATCCGACGCGCATCCGATTGTCCCAAATTGGGATGCATTCCGAACCGGCCTTGAGTTGCTTGTAGTGGTAGTTGACGCCTACCGGTTCGAAGCATGTCGGATTATTGTACACATTCAATCTGCCTTGATAACCTGCCTGAGTCACAAGGAACCTGCCGATACGCTTGTCCTCGAAAAACAACGCGCACCCGTATTCGCACAAACATATTTCCAGCCAACGTTCGTCTACGGTTGGCGGCAATCCGCGCCAGCTGAAACGGTTCAATGCGAGTTCCATCAGCAAATGGAGATACATGTCATCAAGTGTGACGGCGCGTGTCTTCGCGTAATTGCCGCGCGGGTGCAACGCGCCGCCAATTCGATTCTTTTTAGACCTACTCATATCGCTATTATATCACTCGTAGCCAATGCCCGGCAGTGGCTCGTTGTCCGCCCAGTCGGTCACACCGATATACTCAGGCTTGTTCCAGACCGTCACGCCACGTTCAAACATACCCTTAATAGCTAGTCGCGCCTGTTCGGGTAGTGTGCCTTTAATGTAGCATTCCTGCATCTGCCAGTATGTGAATTTCTCCATGCATTGCAAACTTGCGGGCGGGGTAATGAACCGCTGGACAAAATACCCGAAGCGCAACATAAATTCGCCCACCGAACGCAACGCGCTGGGGGCGCATGTGCGGAAACGAACCAGCACGCCCATGATTCCATTGGCGAGATTGAACGAATCGCCGCCCGCCGCGCCGCTTGTGGTCGGCGGGGTCATTTGCATTTGCTGTACTTGGGCATTGATTCCAGCGATCGCGTTTTCATAATCGCCCTCGGCAAAGCGCGTCGCCAGTCGATAGTTCTGACCAGCCATCAAAGCGCTGGACGTGCCCTGAATCTGCTGGGCACGTTGCGCGTAAGTGTTCGCCTGTGAGGTTTGCGCCGCATTGGTTGCCACACTGTTGGCAGTGTTCGCAGCTGCCGTATCGTTGGCGATGTCACGGCTGGCGTACAGTCCCTTGTTGGCGATGTCGTTCTGTACGATACCGCCGATGGCGCCAACGGCGCCGCCAATCAGCCCGGCCACGTTCCCCGACATCAACGCATTACCAGCATTAGAGACTAGCCCCCACGTGGTTCGCGCGTTGTTTTGGGAGACATTCAGGTCAGTCATGGCGTTGGTATTCGCCTGCCCGATAGCCAACGACTGATTAAGCGAGTTGGCTGCGATGGCGTTAAGCGCGTTACGGTTGGTGATACCAAGTTGAGTCATCTCCTGCTGGGTGCGAATCGCCGTGCCGGCCTGAGATAATGCATTGGCTGCGCTCATGGTCGCTTTTTGCTGCGCCCAACCGGCAGACTGCTCCGCGTAAGCGCGAGAGTACGCACTGTTCGCCATCGCAAGCGTGGCCCCATTGTTGACCACCATAAACTGCGGGAAGTTTGTGATACCGAAACTGACGTTAAGCATTTCCCCGCCATCAATCGGCAGACCTGTGCCATTCCCGGACGGGGAGCCGACCGTAGCCGCGCCTCCCGTATTGTAGTTCACCGGGTAGAAATTCAGCCGAGGGGACGGGGGCGCGTAATTCCACGTTTCACGGATAACCAAGTCATTAGATTGGATATCCTCGGGCCGGTAGATGATATTCGAGCCATTCAGGCACGAGCATTCCACGACACTATACGGGTAGCACTGTAGTTTTTTTAGATTATGGTACCGTTCAGGGATATTAAAGTTATTGCGAAAATTCTTGATAGAGACAATATCATCATACCTGTTATCGCTTTTAGCCTCCCACATAAACGTATACACATGCCCTTTAACCACACCGGCCACGTCGTTGCCAAAAAATTGCGTTACCTCACGGCCCGCGCTGCCGATATAGTCGGCGCTGATTTTAGGGATGGCGTAAATCGCGGTAATGCCCTGAGTGACCCACGGGTACGAACTACCTGCCTGCATAACGCGCGTAAAATCGTCGGCGGTGTCAAAATAATAAATCCCCGCGCCATTAGATTGATTCTCAAATTGTGAGCCTTGCGCGGTTTTCAACGACGGTTTTTCAGCACTACCGCCCGACGCCACAAGGTCGGTTGTGGCAACGACAATAACACCATAATCCAAGGTTGGTGAGTTAAACCCGGGCTGCACGGGCTTGCTGGACATAAGCGCCGTATATGACTGTGAGGCAATGACGGTTTCCGCGCCGGTGTCCAAACCCTCCGGCAGTGCAAGCGTGGTACGCCCGTAATCATCCCACTGGTGTTCATTGGCTATGCCGATATGGCCGCGCGTCACATAGCAACTGCCGAAACTCACGTCAAACTGGAAACTTTGCCATACGTCCAGCATAAGCGTGAACTGTGTGGTGTGCGCGTTAATGTATTCCACGGATTCGATGAAATAATACCATGCGCGTGGCGATTCCAATTCGGGGTAATCGTTGACGGCGATAAGGTAATTGTAGTTTGACGCTTGGTTAAATGGCATGTCGATACGAACGGGGGCGCCGAAAATATGCATGGTGGCCGGACGGCATTCCACTCCATCCAGTTTGTCGAACCATTCCCGCTGTGTTTCACGTGAAACAAACCGCACAACATCCCTGTAAGATGCGTCCCACGGCACGCGGCAGAGTTTCAGTGTCGTGTTTGGCGTCCATTCCGCCCACGAAAAGTTAGATTCCACGTAAGGGTTCGCGTCGTCGATCATTATTGTCCTCCGGTATGGCAAAGCCCGGAGCGCTCACGTAGATTACGCTCCGGGCCTTGTCCTGCATCACACCGTGAGAGAGAGTAGCCAACCGGCTACCCTCTCATTATATCACGCGGCGGCGGCCACGGTCACGCTCTTCTTACCGGACACGCCGAATAGCGTGGCAGTGATGTCAGAGCTGCCCGCCTTGACACCGGTCACCACGCCCGACTCGGACACGGTGGCGTTCTCCGGGGTGCCGGACGTCCATGCGGCCTGTGCGGTCACGTCGGCGGTTCGTCCGTCAATCATTGTCGCCACGGCGGTCGCCTGCGCCGTATGTCCTGCGGTCACGTTCGAGACGGTCACGGCAATGGACGCAATGATGGACGGATTGAATCCGATAACACCGTCTCCGACCACTGGCACGTCCAGAGCCGCGGACACGGTGCCCGGCACTTCCGGCGTCGCCGGATTCGTGTACAAGGCGGTTGCGGTAATCGGAATGGTGGTGTTAGGTTCGTCGAGGCCGACCACCAGTACGCCGGTGGGCGAAATGTAGGTGTAATCGCTCTTCGGCTTGGCGGTGTCGCCAATGCGGTACTCGACCGCGTTGGAGCGGAACGTGGCGGTACCGTCATTGGCGATAGTCGTGTCGGCGGTGACTTGCACCGCGCCACCGCGCGCCACGTCGCTCGGGGTTTCCGAACCGCCGCCATACATGGCGAGCTTAAGCTGGAACGTCGGCGTCTGAGCCTGTGTGCCGGTGGGGGCCACCACGTTGGCTGTAGACGCCGCACCAGTCCAGAACATCACGGCGGGGGCGAAGCCGGACACTGAGATGATGTGCTGGACATGCAGATAATGGTTGACCGAATTGATGTTGACAGGATTGGTCTGCTGAGTCATCTCGTTAATGACCGGAATGTCGATCAGGAACTTGTCGGTGGTCAAGATGGCTTGCACGCCATCCATTCCGAACCTGTCCTGCGGAATGACGATAATCCGGTCGATGGTCGGCTCGGCGTCCGTACGCTGGAATACCGTGGCGAGGCCCTGCACGTCAAGCGCCGACTTGACTTCGGGAGAGCAGAACAGCACAAGTTCGTCCGGGCGGGCGAAGGTCGGCATGTGGCGGGCGTTGTACTTGGTCGAAACGAATTTCAACGTGTCGGCCCATGCGCGAATCTGTCGCAGCATGTCGCGTGCGTCCGTTTCCGAACTGCCCATGTTGTTCAAGTCGTTGTTCATGTGGACTCGCCAATACCCGCCAAGCTTCGCATATTCGACGAACTGGTGGCACAGGGCCTCGAACAAGTCTACTTCAGCCGCATTGTAGCAGGATGTGAGAATCTGGGAAGTGAGCGAGGCCAGACCGTTTTCGGAGGTGAAGGCACGCTGAAGCGTCTTGTCATCCGTGGTCGCAGGATACCAGTGGGCGAAGTCCAGACGGTGATAGAGCGAATCCACGTCGATTTTCCACTTGCGGAAGTTGTCTGCGCCGAGGTATTCCGCATTAGGGTCATAGACCTGCGCGAGCGGCATTCCCACGGCGATTTCCTGCCATGTGTCGCCATACGCCTGCGATGCACGTTGGAAAACGCTGAGTGGATTGTTCCAACGCCACGTGTTCACGTAGGTGCCGCCGATACGGTTCACCAGCGCCGAATAAAACTCGTTCCTGAGCTGGGTGGACGACATAAGCGTAGCCATCTGCCTATCCATGTTCATCTGAGTGGCCGAGGGCATTCGCCTCTGGTACTCTGGCGACGCCTCGTTGCGAATCATGTTCAAGATCTGAGCGTTATTAAATTCGGTGAGCGGTCGAAGCTGCTGCTTCGGCGTCACCACTGGCGTAGTTGTCACGATAGTTATTCCTTCCTAATTGTCAGTCTTCGTACAGGTCGTCGAAAGTGCTGTAGGTGCCGTTATAGTCGTCGTCGGTCATTTCATCCGATTCCGGCGTCACATCGTCGGCGGGACCATCGTTCAGCACATGGTCGGCGGCGGCGTCGCGCATCGCTTCGACGGTTTTGGACAGTTCCGCCATGGTCGCCTCCAATGCGCTCAACCGGTCGGCCATGTCGGCGTTCTTGTCGTCGCCCGCGTCTTCAGGTTCGGCGTCGTCCTGCGTTTCGGGCTCTGGATTCGGCGTATTTTCGTCGGCGTTCGCGTCCGGTTCGGTATCGGACGTGGCGTCCGGCTTGTCATCATTTTCGATGTCGTCCATAATCACCTCTTAAGGTAGATGGCACGGCAGCAATCACGCTGCCGTGCCGGAATTGCTAGGCTGTGCGGGTTTCCTCGCCGTCAATGGGCGTTGGCTACGCACGTCTACATCCAACCGAATCGCCTTACCGATTGCCTACCGGTCGGGCCACTGAATCGGCTTGGGACGCACACCCCGCTACTGGTCATTATAGCACAAAAAAACAACCGTCATCATTGACATGGCGTGACTTCGGCAGGAAGTCGTCGTAGGGGATAGGGGCTGCTCGATGCACGCCACTCAACCGCATCACCGTACTGCCGTCTCCCTCTACGCCGCAATATTTGCGATTGCCTAGAATGCGAATTTTTTCATAGGTGTGGTCATTTTTCCACGCGCCCAGTTTCTTGTCGTCCGTTTCGATACCAATAGGCACGTCCAGTCCCTCCAATATCATGCCGTCGGTGTCAGCGTAGAGCACACGACCGGCGTTCGCGTTCATCGCGCGGGACAATATTCTCCGACCGTAGGCGTTGACATATGCGGCGGTCGGTAGCCATGCGAGCGAGTTGGCCGACTCAGGTTTATCCACAGTAAAATCCACGCCGCCATCATCGGAAGGCTTCGGGTGCAGCATAGGCCGATAAAGCGAGGCTCCAAACTTCCCTACCAGCGAGTTCAACAATAGTTTCGCCATTTGCCGACGCTCTCCGGTTTCGGTTTGTTTCACGTGGAACCATTTATCAACGTAGTTGTAATAAAGTCCGTGCGATTTACGGAATTTCCAGCCGCCGATATAATCCCACACATGGACGTCATAGTTTTCCGCCAAGGTTTGCCAATCCACGTCAGTCACGGGCATGGTGACGACACCTAGCGTACTGTCCATACGTTCGCCCTCGTATCCCCATACTGCTAGGATGTTGGTGAGTGTCGCCGTTTTTCCCGTTTTCAGCCGCGCGTCGAACGAGATAACATCGATGTGCAGCGGATAATCGTCATCATAATGATATTCCCCTTCATACCAGACGGGAGAGCCTACCGGCATGGCAAAGTCGCGCATGATACTCGGGTAGAGGCTGTTCACATCCCAGCTCTTGCAACCCCGATATTCGCCCGGTCTGCTGTACACTATCGCCCCATAGTACGCGGGGCGCATCCGATGATATTCCGCTTTATCCAATGGCGGGAAATGACGTTTGAATCCTGCGTAATCTCCCCCGATGTAATCACCCATCGCCATAGACGCTATGGTAGTGCCCTTAAGCTGTAGGGCGTCGCATTCCTGCGCGATGTTCCACGTGGTTTCCAAGTCATCCGCACCGCCAAACGTTTCACGTGAGATATTCAGTCCGTCATCGCGTGTGATGTTGCGCACGTCTAGGAAATCCACTGTGATGCCGCCCATGCGTACCCGGAAACTGTAGAAGTGGCCGCGAATATTGAAAGTGCCCCAAACTCCGTCCTTGGCCGGATTCGATTGCAATGGCAGTCGTTTCAACAGTTGAGCGGCTATGGGCTTGATGTCCTGCCATCCGTGAGCGCACCATACGCGCGTATGGTGGTCAAGCATGGTCAGTCGGATGACGGCATTCGCCGTCAATGGCGCTATACCGTCATCCGTCAATAGTGTTGCGCCGTCTGTTGCCGCCGTTCGACGCTCTCGCATGATTCCATCCTTTTTTTAGTGTCTTGCTGCGCTGGTCATCCATTCGTCAAGTCGTGTCTCTACATCCCCTGCGTCCGATTTAGTTTCCCATTTGTGTGCCTTATCATTATACCACGTTGCCTCGCGTACTATGGTGCTGAAATTCGTGTTGTTTATTAGCCATCGTTTTTGTCGGTTCGACAAAGCGGCGAATCTTTGAGCGATACTAGAGTCGAACGCTTCGAGTTGCTGTGCGACCTTATCGAAATCCGAAACACCCTCGTTCTCGGGAATCCGTCTAGTTCCCGTGCGTAACGGAGCACGTCCAATAAGTCCGGCATATTCAAGCATTTCTCGCTCAAGTTTCCTACGGCTTCCCTCTCGAATCATCGCACGCGCATGGCTTAGACCACGCTCTGTGCCGAACACGTTCGCACGGCTCCGCGTAAGTTCGTCACGTGCCGAGCCTCCAATCGTGTGAGTGCCCAGCACGTCGAACGGAGATTCCCCCGCGCGTTCCATCTCACGTATCTCACCTACGGTATAGCGTGCCATACTCAAGGCTTCGAATTGTTGGGCGCGCTTGATTTTCTGCCGTGCCTCGACTCGGCGTCGCTGCTGCTGCCGTAATGTTTTCCGACGTTTCGACGGGGCTGCGGCGATTTCCGCGTCGGTAATCAGCGGACGCGCGGCTATCTCACGGTCAAGTTTCGTGACATGGACGTCGGGGTCAACCTGATACGGTTCATTATCCCGCGCCCTTAAGGCTTGCTGTTGTTCTCCGAATTTCCGTCCGATACGTCGTGCTACCTGTTCAAGCTGTTGGACACTGAGATTCCCTAAAAACGTTTCGGTTATTCGCTTGGGGAGATGCCCTGTGCTGTAGTCTCTGACTGCTCGTTCCCGGCGTACCTGTGCCGACCTGATTGCGGCGTTGCGTTTCAGATTGTCAGCGCGTCGGCGGTTTTTGCGTTTTGCCACGGTTCCCCCTGTGAACATGAAACACCCCTCGCCGCAAGGATGGAAACGGCGGGGGGTGAGTCTGGCGGCAACATCCCTATAGGGACATTGCCATGATATCATACGGTGCGGACAATAGTGTTACTTGCGCTTGTTTTCCGACACTAGTTCGAGGTCGAAGAACTTATAGCCACGGCGGCTTTTCTTTTCCACTACCTTGAGGGCAAGTGGCTGATTCCATGTGTCCGGCGTTCCGAAAATGGCGAACAGATTGCCGAATGCGTGCGCCAGCGTAGGGGAGGCTGCGGCAAAGTCACCTTCCTCCGCGTGAATGACTACGCGGGTAGATGAATTGATTTCGCCAGTCTCCTGATTGGCGACTTCGATGGCCTGCGCCAGCACGTTAGTGACGTGCAGCGGTTCATTAAGATGTTCGTCTACCTTATCGGCAGTCTGCATGGCGTTATACAACGCCATCTTGCCGTCCATAGTAGTGGTGTCGAAGAAGTGGGATACGGCGTTGGTGCCGTTCGCAGAAAAGTTGTTGCCGTTCGTTACGGTCAGTTCGTTGTCAGCCATTAGTGTTGCCTTCCTTATAGGGATTATTAATTATTTTCCTCGGCGATAATATCATCTTCGACCACGTTGCCGTTAACCGGCCCCGGATAGTCGATAATGGTATCATCCCCAAATTCGCAATTAGCCCAATAGATCGTTTCATCCATGCGCGTTGCCTGCACATGATATTCAGCGGACATGGGTAGTATGTCCTTGTTGATTTTTCGGGCTTTTTTCATAGCCATGTCAGCCGTACGGCACGCGCCATTCACGACCACCCCAGTGTCAACAAGTTCACCGTTTTCACCGCGCGTGACGCCGCGCACAATACTGTAATGCTTGGCTCGCTTGATGTATGCCATAGTCATACCGCCTTATCTTATTGTTGTTGCTGTTGCGACATTCTTGCAATGTCTTCATCAGTATACCGCACGTCTGTCAGATTGTCAAAACATCGACACGCGATTTTGACGACAGTCTGAGCAAATTCGTTACCATCCCAGACTTTGCACATTTCGTAGCATGTCGCAACCTTGACGTGGCAGACGGCGCACCACGCCACCATAGCCGGAGCATAAATAACGCCGCCCAGCATTTCAATATCCTGAGTTCGCGCCAACGCTCCGATACGGGATGTGCGGGGGGGGACAGTGATAAGCAAACGTTTGCCGCATGTTCTACCCCGTCGGCGAACGCTACTTGTGACCCTTGAGGCTTATAAAAGTCCTTGAGCAGTGCTATACTACGGCATAATGTTTCCCAATCGCCCTCACCTCGATTGTATTCACGCAAGTGCAGATTACGCCGACGACCACGAATGACCCGACGCACACGGTCATCATCCAGCACGCCATCGTCAAACCAGTTCGTAGGTTTGTCGCTTTTATCAAAATTCAAATTCTTCAATTTCATAATTAAAACTCCAATCCCTCATTACCAAACTCGGCACCATACCACCACATCTCAAACCACAAGTCGTCACTCGGGCACCGTCTCGGCGGCGTGAAAGAATCACCCTTGCCCTTCACGCCCGCCCAAAACGCACGCAGACGCCAATACACGTCAGCGTCAAGACAATCGCCACAAGTCCATGAATGAATCCAACCACGAAAATACATGACTAATTCCTTTCTAAAAGCGGAGTGAGCGCCAAGTTAGTAGCGTCGACGATGATGTCGACCACTTGATCGTAGTCGCATGCGTCATATGGCGTTAACGCGACTGCATCGGTCAATCCGTCCATTGAATAAAATCGGACATCATACCGGAGTTCGTACACATTGCGGTGAGCGCAATACCATAGTCCAACGTCACCACCCCTAAACGGAGAGTGAAACGTTGCAATCTTCCTGTCATCCTTAACCATTTCAGGTCCCTTTCACTACGAAAACCAATACAAGAGCCACGCCTACAGCAAGCATGACCAAAAAACAAAAAACGTCACGCGCATTGCGCGGGAGTTCGCAAAACACCGTAGCCGCCATCGTGAGAAACAGCACGGAAAGAATGCAGACGGCAACAATCATGCCAACCATTATACCACCTCAGAACACATGAAAATCTCTGTAAAAATACCTAAAATCATAATTGCGGCAGTACTCAATACCGTCGTCCAAGTCGATAAAATCCGCAATCTTGTCATACTTGCCACAAAGTCCGCAATATAGGTAGAATTGGTAATCAACCCCACCCGGACCGCTAAAATCACACGGCGCTTCACTCCAACGAAACCTCTGATATATGCCAAGATACTCGTCAAGGACATTAAAATAATGCCATTTCACAATATGACCTCCAATCATACCAACACCACCTTCACCATGCCAACCATAGTACTATCCATATCAAACGCGGCATAGTCAATATCCACTTTTACTTCCATACCAACATAGGCTTTTCGGACGTGAGACAGTACGCCGTCCAATGACTCTTTCAACGACGTTGTACAGAACATGCCACTAGGCTTCACACAGTCGGGTAGAGCCTCGAACACCTGAAACCCATCTGCGGTGATGATGAAATACCACATGTTAATTCTCCTTCAGCAATTAAACGACTCGAAACGCTTCAGCAACTCTTCACGCATGGCGTCAATGTTAATCATTTTTTCCTTCCTTCCCTATCGGCAGATACTCACATCA